CAGAAAAGAACACCCCGCTGTTTTCCCCGAAGCCCTAGCCCGCGACCACATCATATCTTGGAGCAATCCCAGCGACATCGTTCTTGACCCAATGTGTGGTTCAGGGACTACGCTCAAAATGGCAGTTGAGCAAGGCCGGCAGTACATCGGTATTGACATCAGCCAGGAGTATGTAAACCTTGCAAATAAACGGGTAGCCGGGGCGCGTATCCCTTTGCCCGGTCTTACCTTCACGGCACATAACAAACATTTGCAGGGGACGCCCCAAGCTCGGCTTTTTGACACGGAGCCGGATGAATCGTAACTATCTATTAACCAACCATCAGGGGCGCGCCCCTGAAATGTAGGCGTTACCTAACAATCTCCCCCACCGCCTCCTTAAATCGTCTGATAATCTTCTCTCTGTTATCATCCAATGCCTTACTAAGATAGCGCCTGGCTCTTATGCCCCTCCTGGCAATAGCACGGGCAACCAAGAAGGCAACCGTACCGTGTCGCCTGGCCCAACCTTCTAGGGCAGCAGTTGGCGGCCAGAATGGACGAGTCCCGTATTCTTGTGGTGGGGCGTAGACTTTATTACTGCCAACGACGCCTGTAACGCTGTTACTGGTACTGGTCACACTTGGCATGATGCTTGCCCTTAGTGCCCCCTGGTCAACGGGGGCATTTTTGCGAGCATCGCGGGTAACGTAGAGCGTAGCGTCCTGCATTGCGTTAACAATAGGAGCGCCGGTTAAATCTTGCTCAATGCGGTCTAGATTCTCTATGGTCTCTGAAAGGCCGACAAATTCAATTTGGGCTGACATTACCACCGGCCCGTAACTGGTTTAACATATCTACCCTCACGCAAAATTAGGGATACATCTGGGTCTATCTTTTGAGTATATAAAATCTGCCCTAACTCGCCCGATGCTAAAGCATCACTCATCGCGCCTTCGAGTCTTTTAAGCCACCGACTGGCTTGCATTATACAACAAGTAGAAATATCATCCGGCACCGCAGCCGCATACCCCCACCTTGCCGTCACTTTAACCGTAGGAATCCCCCTCGTAGTTGCCGCCGGTGATGGCCTAAACCCCCGCCGAAAAGCAAACCGGCCCGATGTAAAGGTACTATAATCCCCATTCGGGCCAATAATTAACAGATCATACGGCAGAATATTATATTCCGGGTATTCGGGGTCTCCGGTAGCGGGAAATACATCAGCACTCGTAGTTGTCCCCACCGTCCCCACCGTCCAACTCGTGTAATCATCCTCATCATCACTGGAGCTATCTTTGACTGCCACAGCGGAAACGGATACACATTCGTCAATCCATTGGTGAGTAGTGCCGGAGCCGGGATAGTAGCGGGCCGTAGCCGTGGTAAGGGCCAGGAATCCATCAGGCCGGTTGCAGAAACGGTTAATAGTGCGCTCTGCCCCGGCGAGTAAGGTGTCAATGTCTGAATCCTTGAGGTTAGACGTTTTGTTAATTTGTGAGCGTAGTTCATCAGCCGTGGCGTATTTCGGAGTTGCCATAGTTAAATCCTTTGCAATAAAAACGGCTCACAGATAATGTGAGCCGTGCTTACGGTGGGCCGTTTCTATTATTTTTTCTTTCCTTATTTTAGCACAGGTGGTTGGTTTTTTCAATACGCATTCAAACAGCCCCATCAATAACCTCTCCATTCCTCCGCACAAACCCGGCCATCCCCACACCCCCATCATCAACAATCAAAACATCCGGCTCCCGACCCAAATACCGGGCTAAGTCGTTAATCCCATCATAAACCGGTGGGCAGTGCCGCTTACTCCCCAGCGGCGAATAGTCGTGAAAGATCATCAGGCCACCGGTCACAATCCGATTGTACCACGGAAAATCCATTTTAACGTGTTTGTGATCCCCGTCAACAAAGATGAAATTATAGTCTGCTGTGGTGGGCACTTCGTTAAGATATTCCCAGCTTAACATATGTAGATTCTTGACGTTGGGGAATTGAGCAAATACCCCTGCCTGTTGGACCGCTTCAACCTCACCTATTGAAGCGTTAAGTGTGGTAATCTGACTGTCCGGCATCGCTGAGGCCAGATACACACCGCTATAGCCGTATGCCGTACCGATCTCTAAAGCCTTACCGCCGTTGTATGGTTTGGCGTGATGGTATAGGGCGGCTGCCTGGTAAGGATAGACGGCTTTTTTGGTGTTTTTGACAAGCTGCCGGGCCTTCTTTTCAACCCCGACTAATTCAGGATGTTGGTCAAGGTAATATTCAAGCCATTGCTCTTGGGTTTTGTTAGGCATCTTGGCCCCCTCGTTGCTGTCTTATGATCTCAATAAACTTTTCTTTTTCAATGTCGTCATCTATCCAGACAACGTCAATTTCCTCACCAAAATCCAGGTTTGGATTCAAGCGGCAGAATATAGGCAAGTCCCAACCCCTCTCTTTCATTTGGCGTTCGAGATCGTCCCTGACAATTTCATATTCGCCAGGATGTGCTATTTTGATGACAATTATTGCTTTCATATCAACCTCGTTTTGTAAACCAAACTGGGCGGATCGTTTTAATTCGCCCGCCAATTTTGTGCTTTTTTGTGCCTGCCGGTTTTGTTATTTTAATCATCATATCAATCCTTTCTCGCCTAACTCTCTCTTCATCCATTCAGGAAACTTCTTAAAGTCCCACAAATACGGGTGATTTCCCTCCCCACCCTTCGCGTTTATGTAACTCAGGGGGGGATTCTTGCAACCCAAAACGTGCCCTACAAACCTCCCGGCTTTTCTATCGGCAACAACCCGTTTTGTCCCCTTCTTCTCAAATTGCCACGGGTTTTCGCTGGCATCAAGGTACTGTTGCAAGAAACCCTTGCGCCATATCGCAGCCTGCAAGCTGGTTTGAAATGGTGCGTCATCGGTTGACTTAATCATATAGGTATCATAGTCGGTATAGGCCACCTTCTGCCGGTCGTTCGTCAAGTCAATCTTGGCAATTGCAGGGTGTGTTTCCATCTTGACCCATAGCTGTTCAATAATGGTTTTCTCTACCGGCTTGTCAATGAAATAATCTTCCAGCATTAGCAGGATCAGATCACCGTTATGATAGTCCAGATAACGCAACAGGCCACTAGACCACGTATAATCGGACTGCTTACCTACGGCGAAGTTGGTAAAATTGCCGGATAGCTTGGCTGGCCTGACATCATAGCGTACTACATTAACCGGCTGCCCGGCATCCCAAAACTTGTTGAACAGATAGGCAAAGGCCGGCAAACAATGCACATAGTTATTGCTGGTCAACACAACAATGTCTAATTCTGACGGCCTTACAAACCTGTCAATGACGTGCTTTACCTCTTGAGGTACGGCAATGATTGCATCATTCCAGATAGATACACTGTAATCATCCGGCAATAGCCCTTTGATTTTATCCAGGGTAGGCCATTGGTCGGGGTCGTGGGGCATCGGCGGTGGGTTCACAAATAGCCGGGCATCGTCAATTAAGATGATGTGCCGGGTTTTGTATTTCGCCAGGGTCTTTAATTCATCCTCTATAGGGCACTCGCCCATTGTGCCCACCGATTTGTCATAATTGCCGCACCAGTGGGCATCCAGCCAGATTAAGGCCGGTTTGCGTAGTTTAGAGACAATAGGCTGCAAAGCGGTGCGGCTATCGCCGTAAATAGGCTCTACGTTGGGCTTGTCCTTAAATACGGGCTTGGTTTTGCCATATCGGTTGCCGTCCCCCTCTATTGTTACCACGCACTCAAAGTTGTCGGCAGCCCAAAGGGAAGTTTGGCCTTTGTATGTGCCGGTTTCGATGAACGTAGTTATGTTTAGTTCGTCTCGGAAGATGAGACCTAAGTCACGTAAAGCCACAAAGCCAATATTACCCATTATTTCAATAACCATCCTTCCGTTGGTGGTATTGGAACAAATACAACACCAGGGTCATTATCATTATTAAACGTCATAGTCCAGGGTTTGTCCTGGGATTGATTATTTGCTCCAGTAATTTCATAATATCGCCGTAGATGTTTAATCAAGTCATCTACTGTAAAAACATTGTCGTTTATATCTACAGCCAACACCTCATCAAGGTCTATGGTAAAATCATTTATTTTTAGTTCCCTTGATTCTCTATCACTTACAGTGTCAGCCATATCTTCAACGCCTCCACCAACATCAACGCCTTAAACGTCGAGTTGGTCAATTTATATTCTATCGGAACTGTCGCCATCATCGCTTTTCTGGCTCGATATAGTGTCTCTAGTTGAAACGCAAACCCTTGCGCTTTGAATGGCTCCCGTGTCACTGCCCACAATAGACTACGCCGCCAACAACGAAAGCCGCAAGTGACATCTGGCATATTTATACCCCGCAATCTCATCATCATTGCTGCCGTTCGGGAGATCATCGCCCGTTTTCCATAACCAAATTGACGGGAGCCGATAACAAGGCTATAGCCCTCCATGGCCTTTTCCAAAAGCCGGGGTATATCTCTCGGATTATGAGTCAACCCGGCGTCCATTTGG